GTACAAGCAGGTGATAGGGTTATCTCAGTAAATAATACCTTTGAAGAGTATGGGGTATTTACTTGCACTGGGGTGGTTAGTAGTTATGGTTTTTGGCTCGGTGATAGGTACTTAGAGAATGATAGCTACGGTAGAGGCTTATTCAAAGATGCTGATGGCCTGTGGGTAATAGTTTCTCGTGCAAATGATAACGACAGTAATAAAATAGGAGAGGATAATACAATGAATAACTCTAATGAGATTAAGGTTGGGGATAAGGTTGTTACACTTAATAGTGAGTGGGGTGACTCAGAGTATACTGTAATTCATATACATCATGTAGACCCTAAACGTAAGTATTATGTGGTGGCGTTTATGGGCGACATCCCAAGCTCTTACCTTGCTGATCAGGTACGTAAGGTAAAGCCTAAGGTTGTGGGCCACTCGTACACAATGTTGGCAGACCCTACTGGTGGTGATCTTTACTTCGGCTGGTGTCACTCTCCGGGACTTAAAGAGGTGGTAGTCTCTTACAGCACCATTGATGGAGTAGTTGACCTAGGTTCCTACAAGATCACCCCAGCTTAGGTACCAGATAGCCCCTGAGAGGCCCTAGGAGCCCCACTGAGTGGCCTTCTAGGGTTTTCCTAGGGGTCTGTGGCTTAAGGTAGGTTAAGGTGCCTCACAGGGGCTAAATGAGAGATGACAAAATAAATCTTCTCTTGCCCCTTGAAGTTGGATCAACGAGTCCTATATAAGAATACTTAATGTAGATACTTAAGGTATACTTTAGGTTTCTACATTAAGGTTCTTAATGTATTATTTATATTACTTATTATATTACTTATAATACTTAAGGGTACTTAATGGGATACTTAATGTATTACTTAAGGTGGTTTAGTCTAATTAGATTAATATTATATAAATAAAAACCTTACTTCTTTTGTGTCGTCCAGTAGCGGAAGCTACGCCCCCTTAGCTCCACCCTATCCCTTGAGGTAACGCCTTGATGGCAACATGATAAGACCCTTAAGGTCACACTTGACTTGAAGGATGAACTACTGCTACTATTTCAACTTAGGTTAAAGCTAGAGAAAGAGAAGAGGTACTTAGAGTATGAACTTCAAGCAAGGTAAAAGATATGTGTGCCTAACCTCATCATCTTGTGGTTACAAGAAGGATGTAGTCTATGAGTGCTACTTGAACAGTAAAGGTAAGACCTGCCTTAAGGGGTCAGATGGTTATGAAGATATGACTTCAATGCTTGTATCAACATTCCGTGAGGTTAGAGAAGAGTACAATAATTAGATACTACTATGGATATAATAGGAGAGAAATAAGATGCTTAAAGAAATCGACTACAACGACGGCGAAATACACACTTGGAGTGGTGGTAAGTGTCCTATTCACCAAAAGAGTGTGGTTGACGTATCCTATGGAGGGCGGTGGATTCTCGCAGCTAAGGCAGCGGACCTTTATTGGTTCAAACCCCTCCTGTTCCGCATTACCAAGCAGCACATCGAGCCAGTAGCTCCCCCGAAGCCGCTGGAACTGTGGGTGAATGTTTATGCTGACGGACGTGTTATGGCATACAAAACCGCAGATATTGCCGCGTCTTGGCTTAGCAGGACTGGCCGCACCATTCGCGTGATCGAGGTGCTGGAAGATGTCTAACACTCTCTACATCACCTGCATTGCTCTTTTCATACTTATCACGGCGTATCTAATGGCCGCCTAAACCCATTCAACTGGATACCATGACAGAGGAGATTGATATGAGTGACAACAACAAAGACGGCGAAATTCATACATGGAGTGGTGGGAAATGTCCTGTTCACCCAAAGAGTGTGGTTCACACATCCTCCCATCTCTCTGGACAGGTAAGAGACATTCTGAAAGGGGAAATGTGATATGGCGTGCCAGAAATGCGGCGCGGTAAGTGGGGATGACTGGTCGCAGTGCGGTGGCGTGTGCCCCATGCCGATGTCTCCGCACTACAAAGAACCCGAAAACAGAGGCACGCATCGCCACAATGAGGCAAAAGCCTCCACCCCCGCCCTAGCCCTGACCATAGCCGCGCTGAATGCGCTGATCGAATTGGAGGATGCGAAGTGAACCAATGGCAAGTACGTTAGAGGAGAACTAAACCTTAATGAGTACAACAGAAGATAAGATACACCAACCCTGCCCCTACGTTGACTGTGGCTCATCAGATGCCTTCTCGTGGAACAGCGATGGATTTGGGAAGTGCCATTCTTGTGGGGAAGGTTACCCCTCAAAGAAACCTAAGTTCAGTTGGGCAGAAAAAGAATACCCAGTTAAAACAATGGAGCAGATCATGAATACACCCGTAACTGGTGTAACTTACGACAACATCCGTAGTATCAGTCCAGAGGTCTGCAAGATTTATGGTATCCAAGTCCAAACTGATGCCGATGGAGTTCCAGTAAGATACGCCTACAAATACCCTAACAACATTAAGTACCGTGACTACAACGACAAGAAGAAGTCATGGATGAAGGAGAAGGGTCAGAAGATGGTCCACCTCTTTGGTCCAGATTTCAATGCTGGTTCCTCTAAACGTATCTATATTACTGAGGGAGAGTTTGATGCAGCCTCACTCTATGAGGTCTTAGGTAAGACGTACCCAGTTAAATCTCTCCCTAGTGCATCTATTGGGGAAGCATTCATCAAAGCTAACTATGCTTATCTGTCGTCATTCCAAGAGGTAGTATATGCTGGTGAACTTAGTGATGATGCAGGACGTAAGGCAGCTGAGAAACTATATGCTGCACTCCCTGAGCGTTTCTACTACGTCCCACTAACCAAGTGGAAAGATGCTAATGAGTTCCTAGAGAAGGGTGACAAGGAGGACCTCAAGTGGGCTGCGCTTAAACCTCAGCGATACTCCCCCGACAACTTCTTTTGTTCAGACTCAGATGTAGAGAAGGCTATCACTGAGGAAAACCCATATGAGTATGTACCAACTGGTCATACAGGTTGGGACGATAAACTACGGGGGTTAGTTAAGGGTGGGCTTACTTTCATCAAGGCACCTCGTGGCTTAGGTAAGACAGAGCTTGTACGCTACTTTGAAGTTGCTATGCTAAAGGACAAGGATACCCGCATTGCCCTACTTCATGCAGAGGAGCAGAAGAGTACTACCTACCGTGCTATGGCAACCTATGATCTAGGTGTTAATGTACGTACAAAAGATGATGCCAGAGATAATGGAGTAACTGAGCTACAGGTTATTGAGGCAGCTAAACGAGCTACAGATAATGAACGCACTATCATCTTTGAGATGAGAATCCATGATGACCCAATGAAAATCTTGGAGTATGTTCGTCTAGCTGCTTCAGTGTATGGTGCTGATTTTATCTTTGTGGACCATATCCAACGTCTAGCTTATCTAAGTCAGACTGGAGTAGATGGTGCTACCTCAATGCTAACTGCACTAGGCTCTCGTATGGCTCAGATGGCCAAGGAGTTGAACATCGGGGTTATCTTTATCTCTCAGGTCAATGACGACGGGAGGACCAAATACGCTGCTGCCCTAGAAGAAGAAGCTATTATCTGTGTACTACTTGAGAGAGACCTTGAGTCAGATGATGAGATTCTACAGAACACTACGCACTTCAAGATTGATAAGAACAGACCATTCAGTAAGCTAGGGTCAGCTGGATCAGTGTACTATGAACCAGAGACAACTATCTTGACTGAATGTGACACTTAAACATGAATAGGAGATAATACAGATGGGAAAGACATTGAAAGAGTTAGGCGTGCAGGTTGGTGATATCATCAAGCGTACTGGATGGCATGATGAATTCCACATGTATGTTGGTGATTACTACGAAGTTCGGGGTGGGGAGTATGGGGTCGCCGCATATAATAATACTGTTCAAAATAGTTGGGTACCTCTTGGAGATACGAGTGGCTACTTCGAAATCGTGTCTCGTGCTACACCAGTAGCTCCCCCCATCGACCTAACCACAATAACTACACCCTTCGGCCTACTGGATGAAGCAACACAGAAGGCGCTTAAGGATGATGGTGGGCCGTATGAGTTTTATAGCGGTGACAGGTGGTTTGAGCATGGCCCATTGTGGTATAGAACAAGCACATACCGCAAGAAACCCGTCCCCAAGGTCGAGACAGTGGTGTTGACTGGGTGTCAAAGGTGGGGTCATTGGGCTTTCGACCAAGCTGACTTAGGTGATACCCACTCAATCACCCTAACCTTCACCGATGGTGTCCTTGATTCAGTAGCTAAGGTAGAGGTATTAAAATGAGATATACTCCAGATAACTGGGTTGTCCTAAAGATTAATGTGGCTGAGGAAGGAGACCTACACTACAGGGTACTTGGTGGTTGGTCAGGGGGTTACACTACAGGAGACTCTTGGAGGCTCAATAGTGGGATCACCTCAGTACTAGATGGAGGAGACTACCTCATCTTTCATGGGTCTACTGGATCAGAGTATATCTGCTCCAAGGAAACTTATGGATTACGCATGAACAATGCACACATAGCATCTTATTACCTAGAAGAGTATCCCGGTATGGTTGAGCTTATGCCAGAGGATACTGACTGGGTTAAGTTGTTTAGTTAGAAATAGGAGAGACGATATGTATGTATACCCTATTCACACTAAAAGTGAAGTAGAGCCAGTAGCAGTGTGTGACACAGAGGAGGTAGCAAAGGAGCTGGTTGAACTCCTTAAAGAAGAGTCTGGCAGAACCCACTGGTTCAGTTGCTACGAAGTCTGCACTAATGCCCCAGACTTTATTGACCATTGGTAGAGGAGAATAACGATGACAGACTATACTGATTATAGAGTCTGGAGAGACATTGAGTTGTGGGACGAAAAGGAGTATCTCCAAGACCATCAAGAGTACTCCCCAGAAGATGTGTTTCAGATTTGTAATAACCTAATTGAGAAGGCAGTTAAAAGTGGTCTGGAGGGTTGCTACCTCAAGTTTAGTTCCCATATGGAGCCTTATGATGACTGTCTGGGGCCACCATCTATCACTGCTTGTGGGTATCGTAAGGCCAGCTGGTACGAAAAGGCTGAAGCCAAAACTCAAGATGAGATGTATAAACTAGCTCAGTCCTTAGGTATTACTTTCTACGAGGCCACTATTTTAGACAAGCTCCAGAAAGATGGTAAGGTAAGCTACAACAACCCAACACAAACGGAGAATAACAATGGCACTATGCTATAAAGATATGACGTTCTGTAAGAGTGACTGCTTGAACACTGACTGCTTCAGGTATTATGACGAGGGGGTAGCTAAGGATGCAGCTGACTTTGGGCTACCATGTGCCTTGTCAGATATGAGTAACCGATGCTCAATGTATACCCCACCTAAGAGCTTAGAGAGCTATGGTGACTAACTAAGATATACACAAAGACAAGGAGACATATGGTATGGCAGTATTTGATGTAGAAGCTGATGGACTACTAGAGGAGGCAACAAAGCTACATGTATTGTCATACCAACCTCTAGGTTCTACTGAAGTACACTCAGTCCATCACTATGATGACATGAGGGAGTTCCTAACTACAGAGAAGGTCCTAATTGGACACAACATCTATCGCTATGATGTACCACTCCTAGAGAAGCTCCTCAACATCGAGATTAAAGCCAAGCTCTATGACACTCTTCCTATGTCGTGGTACTTGAATACCAATAGACTCAAGCATGGCCTAGACTCTTTCGGTGATGACTACGGTATCCCTAAACCCAAGATCACTGACTGGGAAGGGTTAACTAGAGAGGAGTACACACATCGTTGCCAAGAAGATGTTAAGATCAACATGGCTCTCTGGAATGATCTAATCAAACGTCTCCTCTTCCTCTATAAGGACCGTACAGCCCTAGAGAAGTTCCTTGGGTACCTCATGTTCAAGATGAAGTGTGCTAGCACTCAGGAGGCCTTAGGATGGCCCGTAGACACTGTTGCAGTCCTTAAGCACATCGAGACACTGACAGCACAACAAAAGGAGAAGAAGACAGAGCTAGTCAAGGTTATGCCTAAGCATAAGGTGTACAAGATAGCTAAGCCCCCAAAGGTTCTCTTCAAGAAAGATGGTACAGCCTCAGTGGCTGGTCAGGGGTGGTTCGATGTATTGGACCAAGAGGGCTTAGATAGAACACACCAAGAAGATGTTAGAGTCTTCAAGGAAGAGGTTGACCCTAACCCTCAGAGTTCAGACCAAGTAAAGGATTGGCTCTATGGTCTAGGTTGGGAACCCTGTACCTTCGACTACAAGAAGGACGACAAGACAGGGGATGAACGTAAGGTACCTCAGGTAAGGAAGGATGGTGAACTAACTGAGTCAGTTAAACTGCTAATTGAGAAAGACCAATCAGTTGGGGTACTTGATGGACTAACAGTTATCCAACATAGACTAAGTATCTTCGAGGCATTCAGAGACATGGAAGTTGACGGTAAGCTTAAGGCAGAGATTGCTGGCCTAACGAATACCCTACGCTTCAAACACTCTAAACCTCTAGTCAATCTCCCCGGAGTAGATAAACCTTGGGGCAAGGAGATTAGGGGTTGCTTGATTGCCCCAGAGGGTCATGTACTTTGTGGTGCTGACATGGTGTCCCTTGAAGATACTACTAAGAGGCACTATGTAAAGCCTCTCGACCCAACTCTTGTTGAAGAGCAGACAAGGGATGACTACGACCCACACCTTAAACTTGCAGTTGTTGCTGGTATGCTCTCTCAAGAGGACTATGATTTTTATGTCAGTTATAAGAAAGAAGGTTAGTGACCTAGTAGGCAGAGAGTTTGACAGACTTGTTGTCACTGAGTACTTAGGTTTAGGTAAACACAGTAAGCATTACTGGAGGTGTACCTGCAAATGTGGTGGGGAGATTGTGCTGCCTACTTATAGGGTCACAGGTAAAACAACCAGTACAAAAAGTTGTGGGTGCCTAAGGTCTGAAAAGCTTAGGGTTAATAGAAAAGACTCAACTACCCACGGCTTATATAGGCACAAGCTCTATGCCATACATTCAGGTATGAAGCAGAGATGTCACAACCCTAATTCTCAAAGGTATAAGTATTACGGGTTTATAGGTATCTCAATCTGCTCTGAGTGGGAAGAGAATTTCATGTCTTTTTACACTTGGGCTATGGGTAATGGTTATGAAGAAGGCCTCTCTATTGACAGGCTTGATAGTACGAACGGCTACTACCCTGAGAACTGCCAGTGGGTGACCATATCAGAAAACTCTAGGAGGATGAATGAAGGAAAGCAGAGAAGAAAGGTACAAGAGAATACACGCTGTAAGGAAGAAAGCTAAGGTTGTAACTTACAGCGCTATGTACGGAGTAGGCAAGTCAAAACTCTCTAGGACTACTGGTATGCCAGAGAAGGAGGCTGCCGCACTAATTGAAGCTTTTTGGGAGATTAATTGGGCAGTAAAAGAGGTAGCAGCAAAGGTTGAGATAAGGAAGATTAAAGGTCAGATGTGGGTTAAGAACCCTGTTAGCAGTTTTTGGCACTCCCTCAGGTACGAGAGGGATGTTTGGAGCACCCTTAACCAAAGCACAGGTGTCTACTGCTTCGATACTTGGGTTGCCTACTACCTAACTAAACGGCCTGATCTACGTGGACAGTTCCATGACGAGACCATCAATGCAGTACCCAAGGGGGAGGAGAAGGTACACGAGAAGGTTCTTCAGTGGGCCATCGGTAAGGTCAACGATAAACTCAAACTCAACGTGGACCTAGGGGTTGACGTACAATTTGGGGCTAACTACTCCGAAATTCATTAGGTAGTACAACATACCTATTGACTGAACTCAAATGAGTCTGTTACTATTCAGGTATCAGATTACATATACATACACACAAGGAAGAGATAATACAAATGGCTACACGTAAAATTAAGTTGTCTGGTATTGGTTACTGGGCTAAGGTGTTCGAATCTAACCGAGACTTGACTGGTTTTGAAGATGCCCTCAAGGATGTAGGTGGTCAGTGCACTATTGATGTAGACCTTGATGCAGAGAACATGGCAAAGCTTAAGGCATCTAAATCCATGAAGAAGGGGAACCCCTCACCTGACAACCCCGGTATGACGCGAGTTAAATTCACTCGTAAGTGGGAAGAGCAGTATGGTGGTGGGGCACCTACGGTAGTTAAGGACGATAGCACTATCTGGGACTATGACGAAGATGGTACAATCGGTAATGGTTCCTCAGTGGATGTACTCCTAGCAGTTTATGATACCTCTCGTAAGAGTATCGTTGGTACCCGATTGGATAAGATCAAGGTCACTAAGCATATCCCATATGTTTCTGATGATGATGGTCCAGTAGATGACGACAGTGATGACGTTGAGGATGAAGACATTGAGGTTGTAGTGGCTGCACCTAAGGCTAAGAAGGTAGCAGCTAAGGCCAGCACTACTATGGACATTGAGGATGATAATATTCCCTTTTAATTAGGTTAAGTTAGGGGGATAACACAAAGGGGTAGCTTAAAGGTTACCCCTTAATACTTTAAGGAGAGAGGAAGTATTCTAAATGAAACTAATCATAGATGGTGACCCAAGTGACTTTAGCTCAGCAATGAGTTTCTTCTTTAGGACTACAGCTAACAACCCAACCCAGAAACAAGGTAAGGAGAATGCCATTAAGGCTACAGCAGGTCAAGGGAGGCAGATGTCATTGATCAGGAACACTGGTAGTTATACGGTCAAGGTTACAAGTAAGGGTACAGTATGAGTGGCAAAGAGCAAATCCTAGTTCAACTCAACCCTGACTGCCCCCCTACTGGAAACGATCTAGGAATTACAAATGCTGCCCGCCGTTCATTTGGAAGACGTAGTGAGTGGGAAGGCTCCTTGAGGAATAAGCTAAAGGACAAAGATAAACGACTCCTTGAGTTCCTAGCTAGGGGTATGACAGCAGACGATTTCGAGAAGTTTAAGCTTGAGGTTGGTGGGCAAGGGTTACACTGGCTATACTATATGGACAATAACAAAGAGTCTGAGTTGCTAGAGAGCTTGTGGCAATGGCGTAATACCCCAACCCACGACACACCTTTCAACCACGGGTTCTTCTCCTTTGAAGTTAAAGCCCCTATCTTCGTAGCACGTCACCTAGTAAAACATGAATACCTAATTATGAGTGAGTACTCTCGTCGCTATATTACTGAGGATGTAGAGTTCTATAAGCACACCTACAGGTTGGCAGCAGAGGACAAAAAGCAAGGCTCTGGTGGTGCACACCCAGAAGGCACTCACTGGGAACGTAAGGCCCACCTAGCTAACCTAGATGCAGTTGAACTATATAACTCAATGCTAGCTGCTGGAGTAGCACCAGAGCAAGCTAGAGGTCAACTTCCTCAGGACCTAATGACTGCATGGACATGGAGCGGAACACTAGGTGCCTTTGCTAACATGTGTCAGCTACGTCTTTCTGAAGATACTCAAGTAGAGACACGCTATGTAGCTGAACAAGTCTATGAACACCTAAAGAAACAATTTCCAATCTCAGCACCACTATTGGTAGAAGGAACTAAATAATATGTCTAAATATAAACTTAAAGTCAAACTCGGTAAGGTTAATATTATGCTTAATGAGGATCAAATCTCGGAGATTGTACGTCAGGATATCTTAAGGTCAATCAGTATCGTTGAGCTTCTAGGTGGTACAGAAAGAGAGGCATCAAATGATGTAAGTACTTGGGATGCACTTAATGAGGTTCTCTGCTACTATAGTACACCAGAACAATTGGCAGAGTATGAGAACCGTGATATTCCAGATGACTGGGTTAATAAGGTTGTGTTGACTGACAGGATCAAACGTGGTGACCAAGCCTACGACAAGCTAGTTATGATTGATCGTGCACTTGATCGTATGGCCCATCTAGGAGTATGACATGAGAACAGACCAAGACAACATTATCATTGATGGGGATGTCTTAGTCTATCGGGCGGCATGGTCAAAGAATGATGACACACAGGAAGCAGCTATTGAGAAGGTTGATGAGTTACTCTGTAATGTAATTGATAAGCTGCTCCCTAACCCACCTGAAACTGGTAACATCTATACACTCTACTTAACTGGTAAAGGTAACTTCAGAGAGGCCATTGGGATTACTGCACCCTACAAGGGTAATAGAAAGGATGTACCCAAGCCAATCCATATCCAAGCAATCAGAGACCACCTAGTTAGCTACTGGGAAGCTGAGGTATCCAGTGGTGAGGAAGCCGATGACTGCATTGGGATTAAGGCCACAGAGGTTGGAGAGGGTTCTATTGTCGTCTCCATTGATAAAGATATGCTCCAGATACCTTGCTACCACTACAACCCAACTAAGTACACCTTAACTAAAGTAACTAAGTGGCAAGGAACTCAATTCTTTTATGAACAAGTATTGACTGGGGATAAGGTAGATAATATCATTGGCTTAATGGGTGTCGGACCAGTCAAAGCTAAGAAGGCCCTAGAGAAGTGCAAGACTGAAGGGCAACTCTTTCAGGTATGTATTAAAATGTATAATGGCAATGTAGCTAGGGTGATCGAGAATGCCAGACTCCTTTGGTTGAGACGTACACCTAATGAAATCTGGGAGCCACCTAAGGTATGAAACGTAGGTACTTAGGTGAGAAACAAAGTAATAGAACCAAGCTGGGGCACCTCTCTGGCTTGGAGGACAACATAGCCCTTCAGCTTCAAGGTCTAGGCGTTAAGTATAGTTATGAGAAGGATAAGATTAAATATACTATCCCTGAGAGTAACCACACTTATACACCTGACTTTATCCTAAGTAACGGTATCATCATTGAGGGGAAGGGTTTATTCTCAACTGCAGATAGAAAGAAACACCTCCTGATTAAGGAGCAACACCCAGAGTTAGATATCAGGTTCGTGTTCTCTAGATCACATAGCCCACTCTATAAAGGTTCCAAGAATACTTATGGTGGTTGGTGTAATCAGAAGGGATTTCTTTATGCGGACAAGTTGATACCTAATGAGTGGCTTAAGGAGAGAAAGAAGAAATGACATTAGTAGATAATGATCTGGGGTCCCAACTCTTACGGGCTAGCCCACCACCAATGACTAGTAATATTCAACCATATACTATCGAGGAGATTGATGACCATGAAGATTCCAATCGTATCTGGGCCACTCTCTTGGCTATCCGGCAAGCCTCAGCTTACCACTACCTCCAAAAGTGGAAAGGGTTCTCCTAGCAAGAAGAGTAATGGGGTCCGTATCTGGGGGGTGCTAGAGGGCCCTATAAGCTCTGAGGACCTTCCTAGTGATCTACCCTACTTCGGAGACGAGTATCCTTCCAACTACCTCAACGTCTGTAAGGTAGAGATTGATGGGGAGATTACTACAATTAATTATTGGTTTAGTGAGTTCAATGATGCCTACGCTTGGGTACAACACTTCAACAAATCAGTTGAACCTATCGAAATAGCTTATGCAGACAGTGATAACGAACAGACAGATTGGAAACAATAGAACATGGCAGGTAAGACAGCAGTTGTGTGGAGTTGTGCACATGCTGACCCCAGTGTGAGCAACGAAAGGTTCCACTGGTTAGGTCAGCTTATTGAGGATATCAAACCAGACTATACCATTGATCTAGGTGATGGGGCAGATATGAGAAGCCTCAATTCCTTTGACACACGTTACCCACAGAAGATTGTGTCTCAAAGTTATCAGGCAGATGTAGAGAATTATAATGAGTCACAAGGGATTCTATGGGACCGTTTTAGAGAGAAAAAGAAGAAAAGACCCTTTCGCATTGGTTTTGCTGGCAACCACGAAAATCGCTATAGTCGTGCACTAGCCTCTGACCCAAGACTTGAGGGGGAGAAGTATGGTATTAGCTTTAGTCATCTTCAAACTGACCATTGGTTTGATGAGTACTATAACTACCACAACTCAGCTCCAGCCATTGCTGACTACGATGGGGTATCTTATGCACACTTCTTTAGTGCAGGTAACTTTGGGTCGGCTGTGTCAGGTATCCACCATGCCTATGCACTACTCCAAAATCGCAACAGCTCCAGCACCTGTGGGCACTCCCACAAGAGGGGTATCTACTTTAAGGACGGTGCACACCCACAAGGTATCGTTGGCCTCGTAGCGGGCTGCTTTAAGGGTGCTGAGGAGGACTGGGCAGGGCAAGCCAACAACGACTGGTGGAAAGGTGTAATCATCAAAAGAGAGATTTGCAATGGTACGTATGAGCCAGAGTTTGTTTCTCTTAGTAGACTTAAAAAGGAGTACGGGTCTTGAAATACCAAGTAACAATGCTTATATCGGTTGACCCTGAAGCGAACTTCTTGGAGACCAACAGGGAGACAAACCTAGAGGTTATCCAAGAGCTTATACAGTATGCAATCTTTGATATTGATGACATTAAGGTTCATGATATTGATGTGATGGAGGACTAGGGTATGGTATCTGAAGATGATCTAGATGGTTTTGGTTACTATGAACAATCCAAACCTATGAAGCCACCCAAGAGTGTGATTGGTATGGTTCAGGAGTTCGTTAAGGTTACTGGGCAAGTCCCAAGTGCCGAACTCTCGGTGAAGCTTATTGATGAAGAGTACCTAGAGTGGCAAGAGGAGTTCTTCAATTACATTGATGAGTTGGATGACTACAACCCCGTTAAAGAGCTTAAAGAACTTTCTGATCTAGTGTACGTAATCTACGGGTATGCCAATGTACGTGGCTGGGACTTAGATGAAGGTCTACGTAGGGTGCACCAGAATAATGTAGGGCGTTGTGTGCAACCAGATGGCACAGTGCAACGTAGAGGAGACGGAAAAATTATGAAGAATAAGGATTACCCTAAGGTGGATTTAGGTGATCTAGTTTAATACCAGTACTATAATAGACTTAATGAAATCAAGGGGACTAAGTAAACTAATGAGTAATCAACTGCCTACAGACTACCAGACCTTCATTGCAACTTCGAGATATGCCCGATGGTTGCCAGAAGAAAAACGACGAGAGAATTGGGGAGAAACAGTAACACGCTATGTAGATAACATTGTAAACAAGAAGCTAGCTGAGATTGATTACGTTGGTGGGGTAGCTATAGATATTGAAGAAGCTATTCTGGACCTAGCCCTGATGCCCTCTATGCGATCAGTAATGACTGCAGGAGTAGCAGCTAAGCGTGATAATACTTGCATGTATAATTGCTCTTACCTTCCAGTGGATGATCCCAAGTCCTTTGATGAGGCTATGTTCATCTTGCTCTGTGGTACTGGTGTGGGCTTCTCAGTAGAGCGACAGTATGTATCTAAACTACCTGATGTACCAGAGCGTATGTTTGATAGTGGTACAGTCGTTATGGTTAAAGATAGCAAAGAGGGTTGGGCCAAGTCTTATCGTCAAGTGCTCTCTCTCCTATGGGCTGGGGAGATTCCTAAGTGGGATACCTCTAAGGTTCGTCCAGCTGGCGCTAAACTCAAGACCTTTGGTGGTCGTGCATCTGGCCCAGCGCCACTTATTGACCTCTTCAACTTCACTATCCAAAAGTTCAAAGGTGCAGTTGGGCGTAAGCTCTCCTCCATTGAGTGCCACGATATTATGTGTAAGATTGGCGAGGTAGTGGTAGTTGGGGGTGTTCGTCGTTCAGCTATGATCTCTCTCTCTAACCTCTCTGATGACCGTATGCGTCACGCTAAGAGTGGTCAGTGGTGGGAGACACAAGCTCAACGAGGCTTAGCTAACAACTCAGTATGCTACACTGAGAAGCCTGATGTAGAGACCTTCCTACGTGAGTGGACTGCACTAGTTGAGAGTAAGTCTGGTGAACGTGGAATCTTTAATAGGGTAGCCTCACGTAAACAAGCAGCTAAGTATGGTCGTCGTAACCCTAACTTTGAATTTGGAACTAACCCCTGTTGTGTCTCAGGGGACACTCTCATACTCACTAGCACAGGTTATGAGCCTATCTCGGAGGCAGTAGGTCAACCAACTACAATCTGGAACGGAGAGTCTTGGGAACTTGTGTACCCCTATGAGGCTGGGGAAGCTAACCTATACCGGGTGACACTCTCTGATGGGTCTTACCTTGACTGCACGGACAACCACCGTTGGTGTGTAGGTAATGAGTTCGTTTACACGGAGGATTTGCAAGTAGGTAATAAGCTGGATAAGTTTGATATGCCTGTAGTAGGTAAAACGAAGCTGGAAATCTTCGACTATATGGGGGCATACAGCCAAGGTTTCTACTCTGGTGATGGCACTAAAGGTAACACTAGGTCTTGGTTGTATGAGCCAAAGTATGGTTGTGACAGGAGCCTCGTAGGTAGAGTGTACGCAGATGGTAAAAACACACACCGCCGTGTTTGGAATCATGGACCTATGCTGGACAAATCATACGTGCCTATGGAGAAAGGAGTCTCGCATAAACTCGCTTGGCTAGCAGGCATCTTAGACTCTGATGGAACTGTTACACGGGACAAGAATGGTAGTGGCTTTCAGGTTGCTAGTATAGACCATGATTTTCTCGATAAGCTGCGACTGATGCTAACTACCCTTGGTGTACGAGCTAAAGTAGTCTCCGCAAGCCCAGCTGGTAAACGTATGATGCCAAACGGAAAAGGGGGCAACGCAGAGTATGACTGCAAAGAGACTAAGCGTATTCTAATTGGTAACTACGATGCTTGGAAGCTCATGAACCTAGGTTTAGGGGCATTTCTCAATAGACTGGATCATAACGGTGAGGCCCCACAAAGAGATGCTAGGCAGTTTGTACGTGTTGTTAGTATAGAAGACCTTAACCTCCGAGAGATGACCTTCTGCTTTACTGAACCTAAAACTTCACGAGGTACTTTTAATGGTATTGTGACTGGTAACTCTGAAATTATCCTTCGACCGTATCAATTTTGTAATCTTTCGGAGGTAGTGGTAAGGGCTACAGACACCTTAGAAGACCTTGAGCGTAAGGTTAAGCTAGCAACTATTCTAGGTACTATCCAATCTACTTATACGCACTTCCCATACCTACGCCCCATCTGGCAGAAGAATACAGAGGAAGAGAGACTTCTTGGAGTATCCCTTACTGGGATCATGGATAACCCACTGATGACGACAAAGAATAGGGGTTTGGATAAGACCCTTGAGCACCTTCGTCTAGTTGCAGTTGCAACCAATGCAGAGTGGGCTGAAAAGCTAGGTATTGAACAGTCTGTTGCTATTACATGCGTAAAACCCTCGGGCACAGTGTCACAACTAGTGGACTCAGCTAGTGGTATTCACACCCGACACTCTGAGTATTACATCCGTACAGTACGAGGGGACAGTAAAGACCCACTAACACAACTTATGAAGGACCAAGGAATCCCTAATGAACCCTGTGTGATGAAACCTGACCACACTGTAGTCTTTAGCTTCCCAGTTAAAGCCCCTACAGGGTGTGTTACCAGAGACGATATGACAGCCGTACAGCAGCTTGAGACATGGTTGATGTACCAACGTCACTGGTGTGAACATAAGCCCTCAGTGACAGTATCAGTCAAGGATGAGGAGTGGTTCGAGGTTGGGGCATTCGTCTACAAACACTTTGACGAAATGTCTGGGGTGTCGTTCCTACCTCATGATGGGGGTAGTTATCAACAAGCACCTTATCAGGAAGTGGGTAAGGAAGGGTATGAGGAACTACTAGCTAAGATGCCAGAGCGTATTGATTGGAGTAAGCTATCCGACTATGAGAAAGATGATACTACATCTGGAATGCAAACTATGGCTTGTAGCGGCGACAGTTGTGAGTTTGTGGATTTGACTTGACAACAATACCAGTTATACCTTACTATTGAGGGTATAGAATAACATAACATTTAAGGTGGGGGCATTAAGTTGTCCCCACTTTATAAAGACTAAAGGCCCCTTAGCTCAGCTGGATTAGAGCAAAAGACTTCTAATCTTTAGGCCGTAGGTTCGAGTCCTAGAGGGGTCACCAAAACTAATCTCTAGCGGGTGTGGTGAAACTGGTTATACACGTCAGACTTAAAATCTGATTCCTTAATGGAGTGTGGGTTCAAGTCCCACCACCCGTACCAAACCAAAGTCGGTGTAGCGTAATGGTAGCGCGTCAGTCTCCAAAACTGAAAGTCGGGGTTCGATTCCCCGCACCCTCGCCACTAACACTAAAACTAATATGCTTGCGTAGCTCAGTTGGTAGAGCGCTTGACTTGTAATCGAGAGGCCGTTGGTTCGACCCCGACCGTAAGCACCAAACTAAAGTTAATCTCCGCATTTCTTGCGGTGCATCTACGAGTTACGGAGTTGAATCGTAAACTATACTACCTTTGTTCTTGGACTGCGTATCTTAACGGTATCTTTGGGAGTCCCTTAGTGCCTCTCCTCGCTAAGCCCAAGACGGTCCAAGTACTAAGGTAGTAAGATTATATATAGAGGAGAGAGAGTAATGAAAGAGTACGGTACACTAAAGGAGTTTGGGTTTAATGTAGGAGATACTGCTTACCCTAAAGAACCATTCTTAAAGCCTTTTTATGTAACTGAGCTAGACCTAGAGAATATCTATCTGCAGGTACTTAACCCGGCCAATTATGCTCATATACTTATAACAGAGTCAAAACACACAACAGTACAAGCAGATGGGGGTCCAGCGAGCTATTATGATTATCCACCACACTGGAATACTCACAATGACTACGTGGAAGATAAGTCTAAGAATCAGTGGCTAGAGCACTCATGGCACTTAGCTAATGTGAGTAAGGTTCTCACTAGGTGGGGTGACAAAGAAGGTACTTCCAAGACCTATGATGCCAAGAAGGGTATCTACTCTTTTTGTCGTGTACTAATGGCTCTAATTGGTAAAGAGGCCATGAGGGAGTACCTGCAGAAACTACTTGATGACCCACAATTTAAATAGATAATGGAGATGAAATGTTTAGTCTAGTATTTGTCTTATGTAATCTACAAGAGGGGGTCTGCTACACCAAGGCCCCTGTCCAAGTCTTCCAACAAGAAGAGCAGTGTCAGACAGTAGGTCAGGGAATCTTTAATAGTATTATTACTGAAATCATTGATGCTAAGGAAGACCCCAACACAGCCCTAGTACTTTATCATTGTGTTAACTGGGGAGACTATTCCTAACATGACTGTACTACCCCCACCTGAGGGTCTCATTAGGTCTCCTGACCCACGTAAAAGAAAGGGAAGGCCCAGAGGCTCTACTCAGAACAGAAAAAAGCTCCTCCCCCTAGAGGAAGAAGCCAAGCAGTTTATTGAGAGCACCAATATTAAGATGCCTTCAGAGGATGAGCTGTACCCTAAAGAACTTACAGCTAAGCTTTATCTAGTCGGTCAAGCTATGAGTGCCCTAATGATTACTAGCCAAGGTCAGGCTAGGGTTAACGACATAAAAAGAGAAGCCTATCAATGGGCCGAAGAGATGTTAAAAGACTAATAACAATAATATAAATCATAACATCAACTACTACACTAGTATCAGTAGGTAGTACATAAGGGGGTCCCATTAGGGGCTCCCCTTTTCTTTTTTATTTATTCATCTTCTGGATATATCTTCTCTAATCTGACCACGATTCTTGAGGAACTCTTGCAACATGATTAGCTGAGGGTACTCTAGTTCTTCTAGAGTCAGCTCAGGTGGCATATCTAGCTCCTTCATGGCACCCTCTAAAGACTCTACTGTACCACCAGTACCTGTCTTAGTTAGGTCAAAGATAATCTTTAGCTCTTTGTTACGTGGGGAAATAGAGTTCTCCAAGTAAGCTAAGGTCTTCTCTTTAGCTAAGCTGAGAGATGCTTTGAACCTACGCTCCTTAACGTCAGTTGGGGCACTTCTAAACTTCTCATCCCTAACTAGAAGCATCATCTCTTGTTCAAGAATAGGATTAGCAATCTTATTGACAACATTAGTAGATGCAGCTTCAGAACCATAGAACTCAGACTTCCAGAGTGGTCTACCAACCATATTAAAAGCTTGGGCTGTAGCTGTAGTAGGGGGTAGGTCTCTAACACCAAAGACCTTAGCTGGTTGACGAGATTTATACTCCTCAGTTGCAGAATACTTCTTCTCTAAACCTTCACCTAAACCGACAGCCCCATAGAACTGATCGACATAACGGAGAGACTTAAGGATGTACTCTCGTCCCTGTTTGTTATCTTTAATCACATAGTCTTCTGGGTCAGCCGATAGAGATACAGCTACGTTAACTGGCTCAAGGAAACGAGAGAAACCTGAAGCAGCTGTGGCACCAGTACTTTGCATCATTTCAGTCAAACCACTAAAGGCTTCTGTTGTCTCGCCTAAGAACAATGACTTACCAATCTTGAACATTGTATCTTCTGTGTCATTCAACTGACGAGTAAGAGAACCAAGCTGAGTAGCATAGAAATCAGCCATAAGTTCCTCAGGTACATCTAGACCAACAGCCTTCTCCCTTAGTCCGGGCACCATGTTGCTATAGGCAAAGCGTCTAGCCATACCCTTAACGGCAGAGTAGGGGAAGTCTAGTTTCTCACTGACAACCTCTCCAGTCTTCTCATCAATACTCTCATCCCAAGCTAAACCAAGCTTGATGTATTCAGCTTCAGTATCAACGAGAGTGGCCATAAAGCCCCAACCTACTGCAGCCTTAGACATCAGCTGCCCAATAGATTTGTTGTCGCCAACACCTTTAACAAAAGGTTTCATCAAGGCTGTAGCACCAGAGTACTCAGACATTGTAGCAATAGTATTGTTGAAGAACCGACCGAAAGGGATGTTGATACCAATAACTGGCAACCTTCTAAAATCTTCAATCAGAGAGGCTATGTGGGCAATACCAGCATTATCTACACTCTTATAGCTCTTAGCTAGGATGTTCTCCATTGTTGCATCAATAGCTGTAGACTGGGCTTTCAGGTACTGCTTAGACTTCATTAAGACAGACACATCATCTCTCTGGATAAACTCAATGTAACCTTGGTTAAAAGTTCTTCTAAGGTTGAGGTCTAGGTTATACATTAGCTCTTGAGACTTAGTGAAAGCATCCTGACTCTTAACTAAGCTCAAAGCAGCAATATAGTCAGCCGCCTTATCAGTCTTACGCATCCATCCAGCTACGTTGGGTGTAACACCATACATCTCTTGAAGGTTCTTCTCAACACCCATAGGTAACGTAGAGAGGAGCTTATCGAACGCCTTAGGGTCTCTATCTACTAGCGACTTATAAGCTGTGTAAGTCATCTCAGGGTCAACTAGGTTCCTCATCTTGGAACCATTAGCTTTATAGGTATTTAATAGCTGAGACCAACCCTCATTCATTGCACCTTTTCTGCCTGAGATAGCTGCAATAGTGGTAGCTCCACCATAGACAATAGTACCGTGCAGTAGGTCAGCAGCTGATTGACCAGCAGATTTAAAACCCCAACCTTTGATGTTAAGGATACTAGTGCCGGGGTGTGAAGTTAGTAGTCTAATATATAAGTCTTGAGTGTACTTCTGACCAGCAGAAATTTCACCTATCTTACCCTCTAGCTTAGAGCCTACACCCGCAATCCTATCCCCAATAGTATCAGTAGCTAACTCACCTAAGTTACCGAAGACATAATCAGCATACTGGTCAGCAGTGATTGAGTCACCACTCTTAACACCTAGCACTCTAGCTGCCTCTGAGGTAGCCTTAAGTATTTGACCACCTTGGCTAACCTTCTTAGACATTAGATCAGCTATACGAGCAATGGGCTCACCCTCAATGCCAGTTAACTTAATACCTGTACGCTTCTGGAAACTAGAGATGAAAGCATCAACCTCATCCTTAGGGGCATTCTTCATGGCATCAGCCATCCAGTTGGTGAAGTTATCGTCCTTAGTTCTAGGACCTACCCAAGAGAAGCCAGCATCATTCAAGCTGTGAGCTAACCCCTTATACCCATCTTCGACATTACCTGTGATTAAACCTCTAAAGAAATCAGTATCTAGGAGTTCAAGCTCATCACCACGAGCTACCTTATCCTTGAAGGGTTCAATGTACTTCAACATCCTCTCTTCTGGAACTTTATCTAGTTCAGCAGTGAGGGACTTAAGGACACCCTTAAGGTCAGCCTCTTTAGTTACGGACATATCTTTGATGACTGCACCAGCTAGTGGTAGCTTAGAGGTGCCCTTAAGTGCACTCACACCTACAGATACACCAGCACCCACTAGACCACCGATAGCAGCTAGACCAGACTGAATCTGAGAGTAGTCATCCTGTACATCAGTAAGGATCATACCTCTCTGGTAGGCTACATCAGCACCAACAGCTACAGCAGAGTCAACTGCATCAGAGACAGCTGCATGTTTAACTACTTCTTTGAAAGTGGATCGAGTACCAATCTCTTGGATACCTTTACTCCAGACCTTATTGCCTAAGCGTCTGGCTGTAGCTTGAGATGCACCTGAAGCAAGAGACTTAACTACGGCCTTCTCAGCTAATAGAGTGACCCCTTTAGCTGCACCCTTAGCTCCAGCACCGACAAAGAATCTAGCTACCAGTGGACCAGCTAAGTTAGTGGGGTCAGCCACAGCACTCCATACATAGTCACCAACCGCATCAAGGCTTTCACCCCAAGTGTACTCTTCACTAGTTATACCTGACAGCCCTTTGAAGAGTTTCATACCCTCCCCATAGGAAGCTCTACCCTCTTCAGTAGTTGAGAGAATATGATTTATTTCCATCACTGTTCTAGGTACATTACCTGACTCGAATGACCGAATCATGTTAAGGTACTTATCAACCTTATCCTGTCTGGAGTAGTTCCTTAGTTCAGTATCACCTAGTCTGTCTCTTAGGAACTTATCTACTACAGCGTACTTCTCACCTTCAAGTAGGGCTGAGGGCCCATATGCTGCTCCCTGAGTGGAGAGCCCTGTGGTTTGGGTAGGGGTATCGCCTAAAGGTGCATCAGCCTCCCAGAAGGCCCCCTCTGGAGCCTCAGCTGTGGGTGTAGCAACTGTAGGGGGTGCAACCTCTTGGTCCTTACTCCACCATTGAGTATCAGACTCAACCACACCCTCCATAGCGCTATCAGTTTGTACATCAATAGGCTCAGATTCCACTGGGGTATCTTTCTCCCACCAATTCTGAGTCTCATCCGTCTCATTAAGTACAGCCATGTTATTGCTTTATCCTTGTAACCCCATTAGGGTCAATGTAAGTTGTACCTGCAGGTAGTGCATCGTACTCTTCTTTAGACTGGATTTGAGTTGCCGGAGCAGGGGTATCAGAGGTGGTACCCGGAACATACTCACCTTCAATATTAGAGATATATGGGTTGTTATCAATACCAGCCAAGTACTGAGCATCAATATCTGGGGCATTCTTTAGGTAGGTCTTAGCCACATCACCATAAATAGACCTAAGCTCCTGTTTAACTGCAGGACTCTTGTCATAGTCAGTAACCTGAGTCAGCAGATTACTAATCTTTTTAGTCAGACCCTCATCATTTGAGCCATCTTTCTTTTCTTTTTCAAGTCTAGCTAGGTCAGCATCTACTGCAGTCATAACTGCTCTGTCGAAGAAGACCTCTTGTTCTTTAGCTAAGGCCAACTCAGAGGAGGAAAGCTTCTCCTTGGTTGGGTCCCTGAACTCTACTGTCCCACCAGTAGCACTTACAGGAGCTTGTGCAGCTGTAAGTGCACCCCAGTACTTATCCTCATCAGCAGCGAGCTCATCAATAGATAATCCACCGATACCAGTAGCAATGTTGTGTAGGCCACTAGCCCTTCTTAGAGCATCATCAACTGTTTCACCCTCACGTACACTACCAGCTGCCGACCTATAGATGCCATTAAAAGTTTCAGAGTCTAGATCAGCGCCTTTAGTACGAGCAAACTCATAAGCACTAGCCAGACCAGCAGGGTCATTAGCTAAGGCTACAACTGTCTCTTTCTCTAAGCCTCTATTGACTAGATACTCAGCCTGAGAGGTCATCTGACCATAAGAAGCCTCAGCCTCAGCCCTAGCTGGCATAATGGTGTTGAAGAGGTTTTCTTTACGCTTACTAATCTGCTGACTAAGGAATGCCTGACGAGCTTCTTCCTTCTCCTCTTTACGAGTCTTCTCAGCTTGAGTTCTTGCACCCTCACGTTCTTGTCTTTCAGAAGCTTGAGTGTAGCCTTGAAGTAGTCCTTGCCACATACCCATATTACATAATCTCCGCTTCTACTTTAGGTGATGTAGGTCTAGCCATAAGACCTTTTCTTTCAGGTAGAGGTTCAGCTACATCAACAGGCTCTTCATCCACTGGGATATCACCTTCTTCTACCATAGCCTCACCAGTATCTTCTACTTCACCAGCTTGAGCTACATCTTCCTTAGTTGGGGAGAGCTTCATATTACGAAGTTGTTTAGATGCTTTAGCAGCCATAACTTGTTTCTGGAGTTTCTCTTTCTTACCTAAGTCCTCAAAGCCATCATCATAATCAATACCAGCCATCTCAGCGGTACTTCTAATGAACTCATGGATCACTGGGGCAATAACCATACTCACATCGAGAGAGTGGATACCCTTAGAGACTGCACTACGGAGTAACCCTGTAGTGATAGTCATGATATCTGTATCTAACTCAATCAAATCTAAGATGGACGACAAACGCTCAGGAGTATTGATCTTAGAGATATGGAGCTGTAGGGCTTCCTCTGGGTCAGCAACCTCAGGTGGACGCTCCCAAGGGTAGTTCTTTGGGGCCTTAGTGAGAGACTCTCCGGGGATAGGTGCATTGAATTTCATTTTTATTATTTATATCCTTAAGAGGTTGGTCTAGGGACTGGTACAACAGAAGTTCCAGCTTCAAAGTCTCTGATAGCTTGATCTAACTGCGCATCACTTACGTGCTTAAAGCCATCCCACTCAGCTCTCATCTGTTTACGCTTACCCTCTATAGAGTCAGCATTACTCAGACGTTGTTTAGCCTTAAAAGCAAACATCCTATCTTGTACTTCTGGAGAGAATACAGTGTCATCAGGTAGACCCATAGCATCAGCCACTTCCCTCATGGTCTTACCAACAAACTGATAACGACCCATAGGAGTAGCAACTCTAGCTTCTTCTCCATCAGACTTAGCTAACTCACCCTTAACGTACTGACCATAAGCACCAGAAGGTTTAGAGAAAGCCTTAAGTTGACCTAAAGTCATGTTGCTGACATCCACACCAGCAAAAGCTCGCCCCTCTTTCTGAGAGAAGCCAAATAGGGTGTCATACTTTCCACCACCTTCAGTTTGGTCAATCAAACCCATAAGGCCCTCATAACCACCAAAGCTGATACCACCACCTTTTAGGCTCTTAGAACGACCACCTGATTTAGAGAGGGCATTAGAGGTATTCATTTCACGGTTAACTGCATCTTCTTGCTTTGGGATATCCTCTTCTTCTTTCTTTGAGAAAGCTGAAGTATAATCAAAGAGGCCAGAGATGTCAGTAGAGGCTACATCATATGCTTCCTCTGTACCAATGTTCTCAGTGATGTTCTGTCGTCTCATCAACCCTTTACTATTATCTGTACCTTTAATAACTGAAGCACTTGAAGGGGCCTTAGCTCCAGCAATAATCATATCTGATAGTTGACGAGCTTCTCTTACTGAATCTTTATAATTAAACATAATACTTTAGCTCCTACCAGATGTCCATTAGAATTTTAGCTGCTAGGGCCCACTTAGCGGTACTCTCATTATCTGACCTTTGAGCTTCCAGATCAGAGTATTTCTTATTAGCTAGGAATAGATCAACTTCTCTATCAGCTGCACTCTCACCTGAACTAAAGGCAAAGGCCAGGAGGTCTCTTTCCTTCTGCCAGATTTCATCCATAGCTAACTGAGTTAGTCCAGTAGCAGCCTTAGCTGTAGTCATGGTGGCCTCATTCTGTGCTGCAGTGTCTAGGGTAGAGATATCCTGACGCCACTTAGCATTAGCTTGAGCGATGACTAAAGAATTATTAGCATTGAACTGGGCCCTCTGATTCTCTACTTGAGAGTTGAACTGTGCCATTGCATTAGTTTGACCAGAGTTGAACTGTCTAATAGCATTTACTTGGTCAGCATTGAACTTGGATACACTCTCCTGAAGTCCAGCAAAGAACTGACTGGTCTGGTTTTCTGAGGCAGCATTGAACTGGGCTGCAGCATTAACTTGAGATTGGTCAGAGAGGATTCCAGAGATACGTTGCTGAGTCTTGAAGATTAGAGTTTGTTGCTCATTATTCAAGTTCTGCATTTCGAACTGGGCGACAGTAGCTGCATCTCTATCAGCAATAGCGATAGCTGACTCCATAGCGGCCTGTGTGATAGCTTGACCAGCTACAGAGGATGCACCTAGCCCACGAGCTTGCATGACACTCATAGCCTGTCTCATAGCCCCTGAGGCCCAAGGAGGTGTAGCACCACCCTCAAACTGCTCCATGAGGCCTTCAAGTTGCCCTTGCACTGTAGCCTTCTTAGAGGGTTCACCTGTAGCTGCAGTAACATCCTCTAAGGCTGTAGTGATAGCTGGTGTAGCTTTCTCTGCCTCAACTGTTGCAGTCTCTGTAGTCGTTGGTACTACAGCTTGCTCAGCTGGTCCAGTGGTCACAGCCTGTACTGGTGCAACAGCTTGTGCTTCCCCTGCACCCTCAGCTACAAACTGATCTGGTGTCTGGGTAATTGGAGCTACAGTAGCTTGAGTAACTAGGTCCTGAGGAGTCGAAATAGCCTTCCCTACAGCTTCTGCACCAGAAGGTACCCCAGTAAGGGTAAAGGCATCCTGTGCAGTCTGTAAGCCTTGTTGAGCCGTTGTGAGGCCCTCAAGTGCAGTCTGGTCCTCAGGGGAGGTTGTAGCAGCTTTCTGAGCATCAGCTAATTGTTGTTGAGCTAGGTCTAGATCAGACTGTGGGGTAGTAACCGTACCACCCTCAGCGAAACCCTTATCAACAGTAGATTGAGTTAGCATCTCATATCTTTTACGTGCAGCCTCTCCTACCTTACCTAAGTGGGCAGCAGCACTGGGTGAGCCAGCAATGAACTTCTCAATACTATCTTGATCCGAGGGACCATCATAGCCTACCTGAGATAGAGCTCTCTGCTGCAACTGTGTAGGAAGCTTGAACTGCACTTAGCTATCTCTCTTCTTGTTGTTATACTTAATGGTATTGTCGGAATACATGTCTTTTATTTCTGGTCTCTTATCTGGGAAACCCTTAAGCCAACTAGATATTTCTTTAACCTTAGTTGACCTCTTATCTTCAGCTTCCCATGAACTCTTACAGTGATCTTCTTGTAGGAAGGCAAACCAATTAATAATCAATCTAGCTTTAGCCCAAGAGGGTTTAGTGTAACTCTCATAGTGGGTCCTAGCTGAGGTAGTCATATCAGTTGACCCACCTAGGACAGAGGCATTAAATAACCTAGAGAATGACGACCCAAGATCAGATAAGAACTTGTAGAGGATGTATAGAGGTCTCATTAAAAGCTCCCATAGATTGTGCCCGTGTTCGTAAGCGTTACCGCAGTCCCGGATATAGCGGCACCGCCAGCTCCACCTGTCGCCGCTGAGGAGTTTCCTCCAGATGAACCCCAACCACCTCCTCCCCCAGAACCAGCACCACCATTGTAGTTAGACCCAGTAGACGTTGTTCCCCCAGCTCCACCACATCCACGAGAACCAAACCCACCACATCCAAATGTGTTTAGTCCCCCTGCACCCCCAAGACCAGTAAGAACCCTACCGCCACCAGCCCCCGCAGCGGCCCCATAGCTACCAGACCCTACATCCCAAGCAGCTCCGCCACCCCCTCCAGAACCTCCCCCAGAAGCATGGGTAAGTCCGTCATGCAGTGAACCAGTGGTATCTCCTCCAGATAACCCTAGACCCCCACCAGAGCCCTCAGTTAGGTTGCTAGCGCTACCAGATAGCGTTCTACCTATACCCCCCGTACCGCCTCCAGCCCCACCACCGCCACCATAGCCAGCTCCACCACCGCCACCTGCGGCTATATAGGCACCCGCTAAATTAAACAGGAAGACTTCAGACGCATCATTTACTACTGCAGGTCCACCTACTCCACCTGCGCCATTAGATCCACCATCTCCACCCCTACCGATAATGTACCCATTGTTGTTCAGGGTCACCGAGGTTGTTATGGACGAAGGTATAGTTAGACCGCCCACTGCAGTATCATTGGACCACAGGTAAACTCCGCTGGCTACCGTGGCTACGAGAGGTGCAGTACCATCCCATCCTGCGTTAGTCGCAAGGGTGGCTAGGTTCGCTTCTTGTACGTTATCTTCTATGGTGAACGCGAACTGTTTCACGGCACCATAAAAATCATTCACGTTAATCTCGCCCGATGTGGGGACGCCGGTATTGTTATCCGTGACGTATGCACCATTTCTATAATACTCATTGAGGCCGATAGGATTTGCACCTCCAAACTCATTTTGTATGTCTAGCAGAGATATTGCACCAGAGGTTTGCAAAGCCATCTTATATAGTTCCGTAAGCTGTCACGTTACCAACAATAGTAAGATTACCTGTAGTGTCTAATTTAGCTTTATTGACCCCACCATAACTTATTACCAAGTCATTCCCTGAGAGCGCAAACTTCCAATCTGAAGCGGCCCCAGTCAAACTAATGGATGTTGCGACGGTAGCATTAGTGTTTAAAGCTTTGGCATCTAACTGAGTTTGAATAGCTGAGGTAACACCATCAACATAGTTTAGTTCAGTGACTGTCGGTAAGATGCCATCAAGAGTATTGAGTTCAGCTGCAGTAGCAGTTAAACCAAGATTAACTAAGGCACCAGCTGCAGTAGAGGAGCCTGTACCACCATCGAGTACAGCTAGATCAGTGATACCAGAGATTGTGCCCCCAGTAATGGTAGCTGTATTAATAGTTGGGCCAGTTAAGGTCTTATTAGTTAAGGTGGCTGTATTAGCTCTCTCAGCAAAGACATGGGCTGTGGTGGCCAACTGAGTTGTATTAGTTGCAGCAACTGCTGTAGGGGCTGTAGGAGTGCCAGTGAGCGCTGGGCTAGCTGAGAACACCACAGAACCAGTACCAGTCTCATCAGTGAGGGCAGTAGCTAGTTGAGCTGAGGTAGCAGTTAGAGTATTACTAGTTAGATTAATAGTCTTATTAGTTAAGGCTTGAGTATTAGAAGCTGTAGTGATAGCTACCCCACCAACTGTACCTGTATCAGCTACAAGAGAGTCAATGTTAGCTACGCCATCAATGTATAGGTCCTTGAACTCCAAGAGAGCAGAGCCTAGATCAATTAGGTCATCAGTCTTAGGTACAACAGCCGAAGTAGTTGCACTAATCTGTTGGGAAGGACCTAGGGCTTCAATAGGTGCACCTTCACCTACTGTGCCATCATGGGTATGACCTGAAGCCGAGTTAAAGGCAGCTTCAAGTTGGTCAAACTCATTGTCTAGGTCAGCAGCATCAATGACGTTACCATCAGCAATGTTGTTGGAAGTATCTTGCCTTGAGTAGGGGGTACCCATATTGCTTCAGTATCCTATTATTGTATCTTAGTTTCTGTCGTGTGATCTGTATTCAAAGATTGCTGTGTCTAAGGTGAATGAGGGATTAATACTTATATCCTCGATCCTAAATGCGAATGTCTGACCTGAACCAATAACTGGTGTGTCATAGACCTTATCTAGTTGGGAACCATAAGTGGCTGTACCATAGAGAGAGTTAACACCACCATAGACAAATACACCTGTACTAGAGCTAGCTAGATTAATAGTTGCAGGTTGAACTGTACTATTATAGTTCTTAACTTTGAACAGATCGAACTTAAGGTTAAAGTCTACACTGAAAGTCCCATTAAGGTCTACATAGAGAGTAGCTTTATAAAGGGTCTTCCTAAGCTTTGGGTCATCAATTGGCATAAAAGGAGATTCATAGACTGCTCTAATCGTCTCTCCATCCCTACTTGAACCATCCTCTAACTTATAGACATAACCTGTACCATTAGCGAAGAGTGTAAGCTCTTGTCCGGGGATATAACGACCATCAGAGCAATAAACTTTAAAACCTTCTAATGTACCCCACTCGATCCTAGAGGCACCTTGGTCAGAGAACTTAGTTGCTACTAGTCCTTTAGATACTTGGTCAGCCACTGACTCAATATGACCAAAGACTCTGTACTGGGCCTTCTCTCTTAATACAATACTAGAGAAGTTATCTGTACTCTTAATGAAGTCTAAGGCATCTTTAGAGATAGGAGCTGAGGCAATCTCTAGGCCAAAGTCACCAATACGATCAGTAGCACTAAGGAGGCGTAGACCATCAGCTGCCATATATATTACATCCCCACCTACCTCTTGGATAGTGTCAGGGAAGAGGCAACCAATACCATCAGAGATAGGTTGAAGCTGGAAGTCAGCAATACTTGAGCCAGTAAGTCTTTGGACTGTATTACGACTAAAGATAATTAGTTGGTCTCTAAATACAATGAGACCAGTAATAGTATGACCTACGTTAATAATACCTCCACCATTAGCTGGTGTGAAGTCTGTCTCGTCATATGGTGCACTGAATACTAAGTTAGAGCCATTACCTAAGAAGATAGTGTTCTTATATATTTCAATGTGCTCAGCACCAGTAGCATCAGCTGTAAGTGTTGGGAAGGTTAGGGTATCAGTTGTGTCTTCAAAGACTGCAGGAGAGTTAACTCCATCAACTAACATAACCTTATGAACTGTACCAAAGTTAAAGTCTACACCACGAACCTTACCACCAAGGGATGCAGCAGCACCTAAGGAGGACCATGCGCCAGCCACGTTGATATAGTACTCAGAGAAGTTAGAACCATTCTTACGAATAGCTAGGGCCTTCTCTTGGTTGACTACTCGTACCCCAAGGACAGAACCTGAACCGGGAACGACATCATCAATGTAACGGGAGTAACCTAGTACCTTCTTATAACCACCTTCTTTAGAGGGTTCAAAGTTCTGGAGAGTTGTAGCTGATCCAACTGCATTAATACCCTGCTGCAGAGGGCTGAGGTTAGAAATCAAACCCCCCTTAAATTCAACTGGAAATGTCTGCCATTGAGTTGCCATCTATTTCTATTAAACCCTAGCTGCTGTCTGATATTGGTTCTTGGTAATCATTGTGGACCTAAGGTACTCATATCTGTTGATATAGATACTTCTCATATTCTTAATCCCAACCTCAAACTTTTGAAGGCTTAGCTGAGAACTCTCATTGTCACCCCTAAAAGCGTGTGCATGAACCATAGCACCATCAACTAATATATAACGAAACTCTTCAGGTACACTTGGTACATCGGAGAAGAGGTTTAAGTCAGGAGAGTTTCTATAATACTCATAGACAATACTATAATCTTTATCGGGTGGGGGGACGACACCATACTCCAAAGAAGGGGTTCTAAATACGTATCTAGGTACCGATCTAATCCCCTCTGAAGTATTGTACTCATAATCTAAATGTTTGTCAAGATACTCTTCATAAGATAAAAGCTTTAATCTTACAGTAGAGTTACCTAAGGTGTCATCTCTAGGGATTCTAAAAGAGTCCATATCTAAAGACTTTACATCTCTAGGAATAAAATACCTTACATCCCCTTCAATAAGGCTTTCTTCTTGAGTGACATGGTTAAAGGGCCACTCAAAACTCTGATGATTAATCTCACGTAAAGCATTATTAATAGAGTCTTTAGTTGAGGAGTAAAAACCAGTAGAAGAGGCGAAGTTAACTGAGGTCAACTCAACTTCATTCAGTTTACGATTAACATCATTAACTAGCCCAAGGAAGTTATAAGTAGACACTAGTTGTACTCCCTAATACGAATTTTTACTGCTCTCTCTTTTACTCTACCCGCCGAGGTCGTAACAGAACAATAGAGTTTGTACTCTTTATTATCAGTGCCACTATTGAGGTAGATTGTTGCTACAGTACTGGTATTAGTCTGTGACAAGTTCTTTAAACCCGAGATAGTGTTTCCTGTACCAAACGATACTTTGTCACCCTCTGTATTAACGATAGACCAAGAGACAGACTGTATAGTTTCACTACTCTCTAAAGCCCTCGACCAATCAAGAGAGTAGTCTAAGGTCTCATCTTTATCTTTAGGTGCCCATTTAAGACTCATTTTAACTCACTCTCAAGGTTTTATTACTCTCAGTAGGCACATAAGTTACTCTTATTGGTGAGGCATTAATGTAAGCTACTCGACTTATCTCAGGGTTAGTTCGTGCAACCCTCTCAAGATTAAAGTTATTGGGGTTGTAGACTGTTATAAGTATTGGGATGGTAGGTAGTAGTGGGGCCCCAGAGAGAATAACCTCTCCAATTATGTTGACAGATTCAGAGAATTGACCTGAGCTGACACTAACTGCTGCTGTAGTTATCCCTTGGGCCAGTAAGTTCTGTAGCTGACTAAGATTAGAGTTGCCAACTACAGGATTGCCAGAGGTAATATCTACTAAAGAGATACCTTGAAATAGATAAAGGGTAGCAACACTTACGCTAGGGGCTTGAGTAGTTATTGGGGTTAAGTTTAGAGGATAAACAACATCTGCTGTAGGGAGCCCAACAACTGGATTTCCAGTAACAATAGCCCCAAGATTTAATAGGTGGGCTTGTAGTAGTGTTGTGTTGCCAACAAGTGGTTGGTTCAGTGTGAGGGGTACAAGACTCAGTGCAGAGTTCTGTAGTAGGCTAGGCGCACCGACAAAGGATGCTCCGGTAGTAATAGCCTCAAGGTTTAAATTTATTAACTGTAAAAGAGTGGTATTATCTATAACCGGATTGCCAGAAGTAATACTAGTTAAACCATAAACTAGACTAGCAACAACCCCATCATCACCTAACGGAGCGGAGGCGAGAGGGGAAAATCCTAACATGGCTTACTCCGGTTTAGTGGGCCAGATGACCGAGTAGGGGAAGCCTTCTTGGGCAGTCACGTCGCGCAACTGTTGCCTGTATTCACGCCAATACGGCTCTATCGTGACATCGCTCAGGGCCATCCAGTCGGTCTGTTGCAGCAGGTAGTCACGGTGGTTGCGGATGTTGCGCCCCGCGTCCTCGACGGGCAGGTTGCTTACTTCCCATCCTTGGGTCCACGCGCCATTGACCTGCGTAATATCAAGCCGCTGAACAGTCTGCGTTAGGTGGTCATACTCAGGGCGATCTTGCATGGTATAGGGGTAGACACCCCAGTCTGCCAGAAGCGCATCACTTGGCACTTTAGGGAAAGATGTATTTGGATTATCACGGCGTAGTTGCCCGATTGAGTATGTCTCAGGCTGGCCGTTTGTGATCTTCAGGTGCATTTAAGCCTCCTTTATGCGGTGAGGTCGTATTCTTGAATAGCAATAGCCGATAATCCTGTAA